GTCGGTGCTTTTGGAACCATTGCTACTGGCATTGGGTCTCTTAGAGGCGGTGGATAATGCCAGGGATAATGTCAGGCCTTGAGCCAGTAAGATTAAAAGACGGTGGCTTCCCGGATCTAACAGGCGATGGCAAAGTAACACAAGCTGACATACTTAAAGGCCGAGGGGTAGAAGGTTTTGCAGAGGGTGGTGATGCTGGTAAAAGTTTTTACAATTTACAAAAAACAGCACCGGGATCTGGAGCTAATCTAAGAGATGTTACTGATTTTTTGTTTGATCCAACAGATCCAGTAGATTATTTAGTTCTTGGCATGATGGCTTTTCCACCTGCTGGTATTGCGGCTAAACTTATTCAAGCAGGCGTTAAAGGAAATAAATTAAGAAGCACTTTAAAAAAAGTAGAAGCAGCTAAAGGTTTAACGCTTGGTCCAACTAGAAAAGGTGTTAAAGGTAAAGCAGGACAATTACTATTAAGACAAGAGATGGCTGATTTAATTCCTCACAATAGAGGCGAATTAATACCAGGTGTTGGAGGAGAAAAAGCTTTAGGTAGAGAACAATATAGTTACGAAATGAGAGACTACTTAAAAGAAAATCCTGACGAAACATATGAAGAAGGCCTGCCTGGTTTAATAGAATCTATAAGAGAATTAGGCGGTATTGGTAAAGAGTTTTATGAATTAGCACAATCACCAGTATACAAAGAAAGAATGTTAGAAGAAGTTAAAGGTATACCTTCTGCTTTGGTTAGCTCTGCATCAGAAGCAGATTATTCTAGATACAATCCACTGGATCTTTTGCCAGAATCTTTTACTAAAAAACCTAGCGAAATACAAGACAAAGCTGATGGCGGTATAATGATGCTTGCAAAAGGCGGTGATGTATTAGCTGGTGGTATTAGTTTAGGTAGAGCTTTTTTAAATAAAGTAAAGAAAAATCCTAAACTACAAAACAAAGATGGCTCTCCTAAAAAATCTACCAAAGAATATAAAGACGAAGTAAAAAAACAACAAGAAGCTAAGAAAGCAGCAACAGCCAAGAAAAGAGCTGAGACTAGAAGAGCAAAACAAGAAGCTCAAGCTAGAGAAGAAGCTGAAAGACAAGCTAGGTTATCCAGAGCTGAAGCCGCAAGAGCTAGAACAGGGGAAACTCCTCAACAAAGATTAAACTCACAGTCTGCTCAAGCTGATGTTGGTCCAGCTAGACCAATAACAGGAGCTGATGGACCAATACCATCACAAGGTCCTGCGATAGCATCAAAAGTAGATGATTCTTTAGATGCATCTAAGCAAGCTTCAGCAGCGAAAAAAGCAGACGATGGTATACCTGAAGGTGATGCAGGCACATCAAGCCCAGGTATTATTCCTTACATTAGCCCAAATGTATTCAATCCTGCTACAAAAGCAAGGGGAACGAAAACAATAGCAGGAATTATTGCAGGAGCATCTTTGTTGCCACAAGGAGATGGATCTGAAGAGGATCGACCTTTAGACGAAGACACTGGCGATGACACTTTTGTTACTGGTGATGGAACTGGTGGAGAAACTACACCTCCCCCTGTTACAGATAATTCACTAATGTTCTACATGAAAAAAGATTTAGCAGGAAAAGGTTTTGACTTTGATCCGCAAACACAAACATTTACTGGTGATAAGAAACCAAGTTTCTTTGACTATGTAAAATCATTACCCGCTGGATACATGGACAAAGTAGGCGATGATCCAGACTATGCTAAAAAAATGATGGCAGGTTTCTTAAATATGATGAAGCCAGTAGAAGGTTATGTTCCTATTAACCCAGTGGTTGCATTTGGTGAGGGATATCTCGGAGAAGAAACAAGACAAGCTGACATGTTGCCAGCTGATGCTAAACTTTTAGAATACTTTAAAAAGAATCCTGAAGCATATGAAGCCATGCTATCTTTAGAGGGTGCTAGAGCAGGAACAGTCGGAGATGTTGATGCAACACAAGCACAAGAACAATACGATACTTTAAAAAGATCTTTAATGGGAAGTAAATTTAATACAGATGACTATCCTAATTTAGAAGTTCGTTACAAGCATCCATTATATGGAGATATGGTTGTAACTCCAGCCACACTTATGGCCATGAGAGGTAGAAATGAAGGATTCTTTGGAGATCCTAATTTATATCTAGTGAGAAAATAATGTTATGCCATATCTTAACTTCCCAGATGGCACTCAAAAATACATAAAAGACACCAAGCCAGAAACCATAGCACAAGCTAAAGCAGAGCATACTGAAGCTATTGATGCTGCTAAAAAAGGTAAGGCCAGTGTGCTTGGAGATGTCGGCAGGCAAACTGTAAGAGGTCTTCAAGATATTGGTAGAGGCTTATCAACAACTGTTACATCTGCTTACGATTACTTTTCTGATGATGATTTAACTAGAGATGTTAATGAATACTTTGACAAGATATCACCAGGCGAAGCTGAAACCACAGCAGGCAATATTACTAAATACTTAGTTCAATTTGGTTTGCCAGGGTTTGGTGTTGCTGGTGCTCTAGCTAAGTCAGGCAAGATAGGAAAGATCGGACAAGCC